ATTTTGTTAGAACCATCGATAAAATCTTTTGGACAAATTGTAGTTTCAACGCCAGCAGTTACACCAATATTATAATGTCCTTTTGCTTCAAATTCGTTTGCTACTGAAACTTGCATAAACACATCTGGCTTTTGCTCAATTGCAGTAATAACTTTTTCTAACATCCATCTTCCAAATTCAGATTCACCATCTACTTGGTTTTGTGGAGTATTACCCCATCTCAATGGTATGATTTTGATATCATACTTATCCATTTTACGAAGTGATTTCATCAAATCTCTACAATGGTCACCATATCCACTTCTCGTAAAAATAGGTCCCTGAAATACTAATGTTGGTTTACTCATAACTTATTTAATTTTGAATACTTCAAATCTTTTTCTTGGTTTCCAGTTTTGGAATGTTGATTCAATTCCATCAATTAGGGTTTGGCACATATTGGTATGATTTAAACCTGCCTCATTAATAAAGAACTCTCTACCTTCTAAAGCGTTTGCCTTTCTTTCTTCTTTTGGTGTGTTGTACACTTTTAATATCGCTTCAGATACATCATCTAAATCAACTCTATCATCCCAAATGTATGGTGTTGGTACTGAACCTGCTAATGCCTGTGCTCTGCTCCATACAGGAATGCACCAAGAACCAGGTTCTGCTTTACCTTCCCACTTTCTCCACTCATGCAATGAGCCAATCTTAATATAATCATCGGCAACTAATACATTACCTTCAACTTTAAATCCACATTGGTCTTGCAATCCACCAGTTACGTTTACAATGATTGGTGTACCAGCCATTACCGATTCTGCAGTTGCCAATCCAAATCCTTCATTATTAGCGATGTTAATAGTACAATCTGCAATATTGTAGCTCCAATTTAATTCGTTTTGTGTTCTTCTTTTTTCTGAAAATATAATGTTGTATCCATTTGCAATTGCTTCTATAACTGCCGGCAAATCAGTTCCATTTTCATCCACCGGTTGAGTATGCATTAATAAACAAGTTTTGTCAGCTTTCTCTTTTCCAATTTTATCACAAAATAGTTTATATGCCCAAATAACATCAGCGGGTTGTTTTCTTCTAATATTTCTATTTGACCAATACAGTATAAAATCATATTCTTTATCACCCAAAATATCTTTACGATATTCGGAAGGTACTTCAGCTGGTTTATATAAATCGGTATTTATACCATGTGGTACATAACTTACTTGCCAATCGGCTTTAGTTACCCAAGTTGATTTATCGTTTCTTGCACCAATTCTTTTTATAATACCATATGTTTGGCGGGAAATACATCCAATCCAATCACAACTTTCATAATAATTTCTATTATACATTGGGTCTGGCAAATCATCCCAAATTGCGTAGAATAATAAAGGAACATTTTGTCTGATTTCATGTTCGATATCGTACAACCATGTCCAATAACGAGGGTCAGTAAAGTGTAAGATAGCATCAGGCTTTTCCGCATTAATTAGTTGTCTAATTAAATCAGGATTACCATAACCATTCCAAGGGAGTATCTTTACATTGGCATCGGGAATATTATAATTTTTTTGAATATCTTCACTTAAATCTAAAACCTTACCTGCTTCAGGATGATTAATAGCGGCTCCAACTTGAAACCAGTCATATTTGTGCGCAGTACCAAGCACCAATTCTTTTGAAACTGTGGCAATACCACTTGCCATTCTTAAATCATCTGAAAGTAACAGAATCTTCTTTTTTGCCATAACTTATTTATTTTCTTAAAATTGTGAACCTGAGATTTGAAGTTTTGCGTATTCATTCATTTCCTTTCTAAAGTCTGCGTCATTAACGTATCTTTCAACTGTTCTATTGACTAATTTTTGTAAAGTAACATCTGAATTGAATGATACTTTTTTAAATGATGAATATACATCTTTCAATATCTTCACCGTTGTTAGTTTTGTGTTGTCTTGAATCATTGTATCGATTTATATATTTGTATATATAAGTATATTGGAAATAAAAAAACCGATAATTTTTAAAAACTTTTTTTAAGCTTTCCCATCACATATCCCTCTACTCATAAATTCACACCATTTACAATTCTTTTTGTTTTGTCCAGGTACTTTAGGGTATGGTATATCTTTGTAATTTCCCTCATCATCGAATACGGTATTAATGAATTCCATAAATTCATCATATACTTTATTAACCGAAGGTGAGCCGTTAGGAGGAACGTGCTTTGATATGTATGGAATTGGAAATGCAGAATCTTCGGGTAGTTTTCTTCTCATTATCTGATATTCTACTTTTATTTTAGTAAGAGGAATATTAAATAATTCTGAATAGTATTTTTTATATAATAGGATTTGAGAATTTTTCATCTTATCCGCTTTCTGATATTGATTCCAACCCATTGTTGAGGTTTTTAAATCAACAATAATAATTGAGTTTTCAGCCAAATCTCTCAATACAATATCTATAAATCCAATAAAATGAACACCGGTTTTAATATTCGCATTTAATGGAATTTCAATACCAACTAGTTCGTAACCAGATTTGGAATAAAACTTACTACAATATTTTTTGAACCAACTAAGAATTCTTCTACCATCACCATAAAATTCTTCTAATTCAATTTGAGTACAAGGAGCACCTTCACTAAGAGCTTCTTTTTCTTTGGTGAAATTTTCTTTCATTCTATCTAATAACAAACTATCCAATTCAATTTCATCGGCCTGCTTTTTAGATACCCCATACATCACCGAAAGATAATGTTGGATAGTTTCGTGCATTGCACTACCAAATAGTGTGTGAATGTTACCAGAACTCTCACCTAATTTATCTATATAGTTTAACTTATATTGTTGTGGACAACTACTCCACATTGAGTATTGTGAAAATGATACTTTTGCCATTTATTTTATTTTCTTAAAGATACGAAAAAACGATGAGATTACCAAATTAAACTTTCAGTTTTAACTTAGTAATTTGTTTAGGGTCAGTACCATATGCTTCGGCAATTCTTTTAATTTCTTCTCTGCCAGTAGTACTTTCATACAATATATCCAAATATTCAGATGCTTCTTTTGTAGAAACCATAAACCATTTGGCTACTAAATCAATAATCCATTGTTCATAATCTTTTACTGATTTACCTTTCATATAACGAAGATATGTTTTACCTTTGGGTATAACTCCAATCAATGCCTTATAAACGGCTTTAGGTGGTGCTTCTTGAATGTACGGTTGTATTTCCGCTACCATCTCCACCCAATCAGGATTCATAGACATATAACGAATGATTAACCAATTACTCCAAGTCTTTTTGTCAGCATCATCTAACTTGTCCCAATACTTTGGGTCCTGGTCTTTTGTAATTGCATTAATGTGGTCAAATAATCCTTTAGCCATTGGTATCTAAATCTATTTTTGGTTGTGATGCAATTTTATCTTTTGCTTCTAATGCTCTTAATTCAACAGGTTTAAGTGGTTCAAATTCTTCACCACAACTTCCACATATGACCAAATCAAAAGGAATAACCATATCCTGTGCTCCACCAAATGATAATTTTGATAATCTTCTTACTTTTATAGTTGGTATAAATTTATCATATCCACACTCACAAATCATAGGAACTGATTGTGAAATATCAACTTTAGATTGTCCTCCTATTGGTTCACCTTGTCCGATAATGTTTGCCATATTAAATAATATTTAAAATTTGAATTAATGTTGCCGCCGCAATAATTTCTTTATCTATTGCTACTGCTGATTTAGCAACCCCATCACCTAAAACTAAAATTACATTTGCGGTATTTTCTCCCGCATAATCATCAACTTTTTCATATAGTAATGTATAAAGGTCAGAAAAATCAGTAGCTTTTGAATCAAGAATTGTTTGCCTAATTTTCATGTATTTGTTTCTCTTATCATCATTTGTTTTAAGAACTTCGAGAACTTTTAATTTATAATCATTATCTAAAAGATTTTGTACATCAACTTGTAATTTACCTTTAAGAGAATTTAATTGACAGGTATTAATAATTTTACGAATATCCGGATAAGAAGAATCAATAATTGGAACTAAATCTTTTGGGTCAAACTCAACGCTTTCTGATTTTAAAATCTTACTCATTTGAATTGCCACATCTTTTTTAGTTGGTGGAGTAATTTGAAACGTTTGACAACGGCTTTGAATTGGTTCAATAATCTTTTCAATATAATTACAAGTCAAAATAAACCTACAATGTCTACTAAATGTTTCCATTAAGTTACGAAGGATTGCCTGTGCGTTTGGAGTCATATAATCAAACTCATCTAATATAATGATTTTATATTTTTTGAACCCCATCGATGATGCAAAGTTTTTTACTTTATTTCGTACAGTTTCAACATTGTTTTCATCGGATGCATTAATCATCATAGTATCACAGTCAATTGAATTAACAATTAACTTTGCCAATGTTGTTTTGCCAGTGCCGGCTTTTCCGAAAAATAAAAGATGTGGTACATCTTCAGTTTCGATATAACCACTTACTTTGTTTTTTAAGTGCTCATTACCAACATAATCCTCTAATTTAGATGGACGATATTTTTCCACCCATAGTGAGTGATTTATTTGTTCTTCTTTAAATTCAAACATATTTTTATTTTTTATTTTCCTGTTGAGCCGAATCCGCCTTCGCCTCTTTCGGTATTTGATAATTCATCAGCCTCTATAAATTCAATTGGTGGATATGGTATAATCATAATCTGGCAAACTCTATCACCAACTTTATAATCATTTTTTTGATTTTCAATTGTTGTTGTAATTTTGTTGAATGTAG